GGCCCCGTCCGCATCACTGAACGTAGCCTGGGAGGTCGTCGAGGCTGTCTGCGTGATCCGGTGGTGCCGGTTCTCAAATGCGATCTGGCCCGACTTCGATTCCTTGACGAACCCGGCCTCGGCCTCCTCGACCAGCCGCAGGGCGTCGATGGCCTTCTTCCGCGACATCCAGAACCGCGAGATCGTGGTCAGGCCCGTGTCCAGGTCGCGATCGTCGGCGGCATCCCAGCCCACATCATCTAGGATGTCCCCGACTGCCTGGTCCGTCCGTCGATTGGTCTGGCTCGCCAACTGGGTCTCGAACTGGTTGAGATAGCCCAGCGTTCCGAAGGCGGTCAGGGTCGCCGTCTTGCGACCTCGACTAGCCGGGGCGGGCTTGATGCGGTCGAGCTTACCCTGCCAGCGGACGCCATCGTTGAACGCGACCGGGAACGTGTAAGGGAACGACCCCGACCCGGCCTGGAGCTGGATCGACCGGCCTGGGACGATGTCGCCCGTCAGGGCCGAGGAGGTGTTGCTCGGCGAGTATTTCCCGGCGGTGTTTATCAGGACGGCGGAGAGCTTCCCGGCGACCGAGCGGCCTTGTAGGGCTGAAGCATAGTCACGCCCACGAGACCACGACAGCGACAGGGTGTCGCCGGTGATATCGTCGTTGGCGTCGGTGAAATCCCCGTCATTATTCCAATCGACGAGGAGGGTGTAGCTTCCCATTATCCTCTCGGTCGGAGCGGGCCAGCGATATCGGCGATCCCGATGTCCGCGGAAACGACCTCCTCGACATCGGACTCAGGGGCCGTCCCGTTCTGCGCGATCGCCAGTGCTGCCAGGGCCTCGTCCCGCTGCCGCTCGGCCATGATCCGCCGCAACTGCTCGGCTGCGAGCGGGTTCTGGGTCAGCAATGCCTGGAGATCGGCGTCGGTGATCTGCGGGTTCGTGATATCGGTCATTCTGACGACCCGTCCCAGGCGGTGCAGATCTCGCAGTCGCTGGCGTGTTGCCTAGCCGATGGGACCGTCGTCACCTCGGCGAGTTGTGCCGCCTTCGCGGCATCCGTCATCATATCGCCATATTCTTTGTAGCCGTTGGCCTCGGCCATCGCCGTCGTCACCGACCGCCGGAGTGCCGTCAGATGTTCGAGTAGGGCTTCTGTAGTGGTCGCCATATCATGCTCCTATGTCTTCCGTGAACTCCTCGATGAACCCGCCGCCGAGCATCTCGTCCAGTCGCCGCATCATCTGCTCCATCTGGATGCGTAACCCCCGGCCTGTCACCGAGTCCCGCGAGTCGAATATCCAGCGGCCATCGTCATCATGCGGCGAGAGGACAGTGACGTTACCGGCAGCATCGATCACTTTCATCTCTCCAGCCGCGCAGAAGAAACTCGCGCCGTTAGCGAGAGTCCCGGCTGGTGCAGTCCCGTTGAAAATGGAGATGATGTTAGTCCCCGCCGTGTCGGCGTGGGCCGTAGCAGCGGTCAGGGCGATACCATGAGTGTGCACCGTGCATTTCGTAGACCCGCCCTTTTGGAGCTGGAGATATCCCACGGCGTTGAGATTGAAATCGCTACTCGCGCCCGCCGACGAGATCGTCAGCCCGCCCGCGCCCGCGATCTCGAATCCTGACGCCAGGTCGAGGGTGGCGGCTCCGAAATCGTTCCCGGCTGCGCCGATGTTGGAGAGGCCGGGAGAGCGGCTCTTGAAATCGACCTCACCGTCTCCTTTGATGACCAGGTTCTGCTGCATGGAGCCAGCGTTGCGGGTCTCGACCTTGAAGCTGGCACTCGTCGCGTCAGCCTCCCAGACGCCCGCCAGGTCGACCATCGACTGCCCGGCTGTGTTGCCCTGGTAGTGGATGCTTGCCCCAACGCCATCTGCCGCCGATGTCAGGTTCCCCGGCGCGATCGCGATCTGCACCGAGGAGCCCGTCCTTATCACGTCCAGTGCAGCGAGTAGAGAGCTTGTCCGATTGATAGCAACCTTGTCCGCTGACGAGTCCACGAACAGGGTGCCGGAGTCCCAGTTCAGGTCGCCCGTACCGCCGGTCAGAGCGGTCAGGGTGCCGAGGCTCGTCAAACTGGACGCCGTCACGCCGGACGCGAGTGTCGACCCCGTCAGTGACCCCGCTGCCGCCGCCGCCGGAGCGGCCCAGGACGGAATCCCTGACGCGAGAGTGAGGACGTTAGTGTTAGAGCCAACCCCCAGCCGCCTCAACTGCGTGGTGGTCGAGGCGTAGATGATGTCCCCGACCGCTTGATCGGCAACGACGTGCGTCCCGACCCCCTCCCACTCGGCCTGCGTAAGCTCCGTCCCGACGGAGCCGTGTTTCAGCTCATTCGCCATGTCTGCTGCTCCTAGGCGGGTGCCAGGACACCCGAGAATCCGCCGCGCCTGACCCCGTCGGTGATCGCCTCGCTGACCTTCTCCTCGAAATCATCGAACCCATACGTTGGGCCGAGGATGTTGATAGTGATCCCTCCGCCCATGCCGCCCCGGCCCAACGGGACGACGGCCTCCGGGCCAGCCTCTCCCAGCATCGCCAGGGTCGGAGACCGGACGATGCCGCCAGCCGCCAGTGTCGGAATCTTCGGGATGGTTGGTAGTCCCGCGAACGGGGCAAAACTAAATCCAGGGACAGTTACGGCTATTGGGCCTTTGCCTATCTTCTTCTCCTCCCAGCCAAGCTCGACTTTACGCATGGCATCGAATAGGGCATTCACCGCGCCGATCACGGTGTTTATGATGCCAATGATCGGGTTCGCGATTGCCTTGACGACCGCCACCATCCCGTTCCAGATCGTCTTCCAGTTATCACGCAAGAAGAACAATGCCTTGAGTAGCGCACCGCCAGGGAGAAGCCAGCCGAGCTTGCTATTAAATACTGCCGAGAGTTTCTCCATAACTGTGTCGAATAGGGATTTAATCGTGTTCCAGACCGTTTCCCAGGTGGCCTGCACCGTCTCGACGATCTTGTCCCAGTTCTTGAAGATCAAAATAGCCGCAGCCACCGCCGCGACGATGCCCAAAATGATCAGGCCGATCGGCCCCATAGCGAAATTGAGCGCAGTCATCGCCGCCGTCTGGAGCCACGTCGCCGCCGTGGCTATCGTCTGGGACGCCGCCATCGCTGAGATACCGGTCGCCAGAGCCGGGGCCATGATCACGATCGGGCCGAGAGCCGTGGCGAAGCTACCGATGGGGGTGAGTGTCCCCTTGACCCTATTCTTCAGGATGTCGAACTTGTCCGATGTCGTCAGGGTCACCGCTCCGAGGTCGGCGACCTTACCCTCGGAGTCGCCCATCGCTTTCAGCATATCGTCGAGGCTGAATACGCCCTTATCTATTGCGTCCTTGAATCTAAGGCCGGACTCCCCGAACAGGTCCATCGCGATTGTGGTCGCCTCGGCGTCGGTCTCGGCGTTCTGAATAGACTCGATCATGGCCCTGAGTCCACCCTGGATATCAGTGACGCCTTCGTCGGTCAGTTTCTTGACTGCGGTATTAAGACCTCGCATCACCTTCGCGCTGCCGATACCAGCGGCCTCCATGTTGCCGATCAATGCGGTGGCTTCATCTAGCGAGAACCCCATAGCCTGGAACTGCGGTCCTAGCTTGACGACTATGTCGGCCAGCTTCGTCATCGGAACACCAACGGCCTGAGAGACCGCTGTTAATTTGTCGAGTTGGCTGCGGGTCTCCGAGGCCGGGACACCGAACTGCACCATGGCATCGGCGACCGACTTGATCATCGGCCCGACATCCTCGCCCATCGCTCGCGAGACGTCGAGGAACGCCTTCGTAACATCCTCCAGGGCTTCGCCCTCCAAGCCCATCTCGGTATTGATGTCCGCGATCGCGGCAGACACTGCCGCCGCGTCCTGCGGAACTTCGGCCCAGACGTCCTTGAAAGACTGGGTCAGCCCTTCCAGTTGCTCCCCGCTCGCACCAGTGCCAGCGGCGATCGTGTTCGTGGCCTCCTGGTATTCCTGGCCCAGTTTCGCCGCCGCTCCAGCGGCCAGCGTCAGGCCCCCGGCAGCCTTAGCGACGCCCCTCATCGCAGACCGGAACTTATCGCCCATGCCCTTGACGGACTTCTCGGCCTGCTTCGTATCGGCGTCGACCTTTATGGTGACGGTGTTAGCCACTCTTCTTATCCTCCGCCTTGCCCTCGCTCACGATTGCCAACATCCGCAATATCCCCACATCCTCGGCCATTAGCTGGGACGGCAGACAGCTATATCTCTGACAGATGCCGTCGACGATCTCGGCCAATTCTAACTCGGTCGGCTTCACGATCGGGCGACCGTCCTGATACGTCCCGCCCCGGACAGCCAGCCATCTGGCTATTCCGAGGCTGAGTCTTCCCCCGGCGTCGTTGCCGCCTCCGTCCATGCGCCCAACACCTTCGTTGCCAGCGTAGGAGGGAGAGACAGGAACCCCGACGCATCTGCCGGCAGCACCCTGCCGTCCTCATCCTCGAGGTTCCAGCTAGACAATATCTCGTCCCCGAACATGCTGAACGCCGACCGGAGATCGTCCGGGTTGGAATCAGTAGCTCCGGCCAGACTCTGGAGATCGAGGAAAGTCTTTAGATCGACGTCTAACCGGGCCTCGATGTGGATACCGGAATACTCCGGCTCCGAGAACACTAGGATCGCCCGACGCCTCTGGATGACGAAGGGCTTGACCCCGTTGACGTTCTGGACTACCACTAGACTGTCGACCATGCCGGGACGGTGCCGTCTGCGAGGTTCAGGGTTACGCTCCAGGTCAATGCCCCGTCCGATCCCCTGGTGATCGCGTAACTCGCCACCTGCATTTCCATCGCCAGCTTCGGGTTGCTTGAGGAGTTCCCGCCGACCCGCAAGTCGAACGTCCGAGTCCCGGTGCGGGTCTTGAATACATCGTGCGACTTGTTCGACGCTGCATTGAAAAACCCGTTGAGGGACACGTCTCCGTCACTCATGCCCGTGATCCGTTCCCGCGCCGACTTGTCCAGGCCGGTGGTCTCAACAAGCTCCTGCGCGATGTTTATCCCGTAGTCCCCGATGTCATTGCTGATGTCCCTAGCGGTCCCGCCGGAGTCGTCCACCGCAAGGTAGTCGCCCAAACCAGTCTGCTTCGCCATGATTTCGACCTCCTATAGTCGCGTGAATCCCACCGCAATCTTCGCGTTGGAGAATGTCCCCGTCGTTGTGACCTTCAGATACCGGGCAACCGTGCCGGTCATCGCCAACCTCTCCGATGTCGGGGCGGCAGCAGCAGCGACAGTCGAGAAATTAACTATGTTTGTATATGATCCACCGCTAGATGTGGATTCTTGAACACTTACCGTGACGCTGCCAGAAGCAAGGCTGAAGATTTGGAGATACGCGGCCCCGCCGTTCGATGTTGCCGCTCCACCGTCCATTACCGTTCCAGATCCAGCCGACGAATGGGTGTCGTCATGGGCGGTCAGCATGACACCGAAATCAGGGCCAGAGCCGTTGGCCGAGAAGGTGGCGTTCGCCGCTATCGCGGAGCCGGGAGACCGGGTCACCGTATAGCTTCCCTCCTTCGACACTAGCCCGACGCACGGATCGCCCACCGCTGACCCCATCGGAACGAGAACCTCCTGATCAGCCGTAGGGAGCTTGCCGCTGTTGGATGTCCAGACCGCGTGTTGTCGGGAGGAGGCGGCATCGAAGAACGCATCGACGCTGATCTCCCCGTCTACTATCCCGATGATCCGCTTCCGCGCCGATACATCGAGAGTCGTCACGTCGAGGAGTTCATTGGTGTAGCCCATGCCAGACAAGGCATTCGCGTCGCCCGACAGGTCATAGCCCTCGACATAGAGCCGGACGTTCAATCCGTTCGTCTTAGCCATACACGTCCTCCATGTTCACAACGCTCTCCGGCCATCCTGGGGCCGCTACGGCGTGATCGTGACCTCGCCGTAAAGCTCCATCTCGTATGGGACTGACACCGTGCGGAACACCCCGCCGCTCATGTTGGTGTAGCCGACGGTCGCGGCCCCGACCGAGGAGTCGGTCACGTTGCCGCCCAGGTCGGCGTCCGAGCGGAGCTGGCTGTCGATCTGGTACATCGCGTCCCAGACCTCCTCCTCGATGCTCTCCCGCACGTCTGGTGAGTCCTGCATCCTGAAATATGCCCGCACCATGACTGTTACCCGCGACCCGATATCGCCCAGGGTCTCGAAGTCGCTGGTCCGGCCCGTCAACCAGAAGGCCAGGACCGGAGTCCCTGATATCGCCAGCGGCTCCCCGCGATAGACCGACACGAAGGCCGGGTCTGAGATCGCCGCCAGGAGGGTGTCGATCTGGGCCAATGCCCCTGACCGGCTCAATCGAACGCCTCGATCAGGGCGTCCCCGATGTACTTCTCGTACATCTTCGGATTGTTGTTGATACGGTCATAGGCTTTCTGGAACATCCCGTAGCCCTTGAACGTCGACCTCTTATTCCGGCTGCTGATCCCCTCGACCCAACTGGAATAAATCAGGTTTTCCCCATATTGATTCTCCCCGGCGTCAATCTGCCCGATACCGTCACGGGGAACACTCCCGCCAATTGCCCGCTTGAGCGTTCGGGTCTTCGCACCGTGTCTCTGGCTCGGCGTTGATTTCTTATAGGCTTCGGCAGATGTTGGCCCCCACAGGTCTTCCTTCACTCGATTGCTGCCCTCGATGATGACCAGATCGAGCAGCCCCCGATTGACCGCCTCGGTGAATCCGAGACTGATCTGGGTGGGCTTCTCGAACACTGGCCCCTTGACCTTGAACGTCGTGGTCGGCGCCACCATCAGAAGAACACCCCGTTAC